CTTGGAAGACGTTAAACTCCAAGAAGCCCAGAAGATCAGGTCACGGGAACATCGGTAGACGACAAGACGTTGCAGAAGGATACAAGATCCAACGTATAACACCCAGTCGATTTATCTACCACTGAGATTTACCCCGAATGCTCGCTCACACACCGTCCCATAGTACACGGTCGAATTGTCAAACAACACGACATTTCCCACAGGGTTAGGTAATGAATTTCGCTTACACCCGACTCCAGGCCTACCCGGAATAGAACATCAAATAAGACGCACCCATCAACAGGCGGAAATACCCTGTATCATATGGGAGGCGGACTAAACCGCTCTAGCGCGACGGACTAGCAATTTCTTTCGCCAGTCAAGCCGTTACTCAGAATTAATTGAAGCGCGCTTTCCTTGATCGTTCAAAGGAGAGAACCGAGACCCCCCAAAATTGGTAGGATCTTCGATTTATTTTTAGAGATATAACGAGAACCGGCACCTATACCACCTAAAATTTTCTTAGCCATATCGCCAAGCCATTTAAGGTGAATGGCATTCGCCATCGAATGAGGTTGCCCAAAGAGGGCAGACGACGCAGAATCCATTATCGCCTGAGAGCCGACACAGGACTGAGTTTCATACAACAAACTGTTAGTAGAAAACTCATAAACTGTAACGACTTCAAGACGAATAACAGGAACATCGACCGTACCAGTCAAACCCGGTAAAAACTGACCAGAAATGATCAGTGACGGGTAGTGATGACCAGTAGTAGAACCCGAAGGGCGAAACATCTGAAGATCTTCATAATCTTCAGGAGACCACCATGTATAGGCACCATCTCGGAGAGGACCATTATAGGCCGTAGGCTGCTTGCTCAACGATTCCCAGAATTCAAAACAACCGTTCTGAGTAATGGAACCGGAGTTCACAAAATAGTTAGCATTTAAGGTATCGCCAGGAACATAGGCGGCGGCAATATTGCCTCCATCCTGCAACGTCGTCCCAATGTACGACGCCAGGGCAGACATGGCAACAGGCCGAATTTGGCTAACAGACCCAAAGTCCATAGGAGCACCTCCTAAGGCTGACTGAGTGTTACTAATAGCAACGTTGACCACAGAGGCAGCATTGCTATTGAGAGTGATAGCGAACCACTCTCCAACATTCTGAACATTAAAAAAAACAACCAAAGAAGGGTTCGCGGAGGAATTAAAAGCACCAGGAACGGCGATAAGGTTGCCAGGAACTTTAGCAGTCGCTGTTATAGGATTGGACGTAGAGTTCGCCTGAACTGTTATAAGATACTGACCAGGTGGTAAAAACCACTGACCAGGGGCAACAGTATTAATCGAAAAACCAATCCCATAGGAATTGGTATTAACAGTAACGGACGACGTACCAGTCGAAAACGGCTGTATAGAACCAGGGGTATTAGCGGTGACAACTAAAAGACCCGGAGGATTCTGCGTTAAAGGGGCAAAGAAGGGATCAACCCTTAGATCTTCACCTCCAGTCTCCTGCAAGAACGAAGCAGGATTCGAGAAATCAACAGGCCATGTCTGACCACTAGCAACCTGGGCTATCTTCCACAAGGCGGGATCAGTTCCATCCGGATCACCCAAAATGGGGTTAACTGCGACCGAGAAACGACCAGAATTGGCAGAACTGTCAATTCGTGTTGTAACATCATAAGTCACAATAGACCGCACAAGGGCAGTCGGACGGGCAAAGGAGTCAGGAACGCGAACCATGCAGGCTTTCGGATTTATCAAACAACCAAGGTAATCAAGAACTAATTTATTAGAACTATTATCACCAAGGAAGCTTCGAATTCGATCCAAATCTCCTTGAGGGATCCGCATATCACTAAGACCATACTCCTGACCGGTAAAACGGGAAGTAGGCAGGGCAACCTGCGCCATAGGTGCCTTTCTAAGCTCCGAAAGGACTTTCTCTCTCTTCTTTCTCCTCCTCTCCTTTCCTTCAACATTACTCGTCTTTATCTTACTAACTTCAACTTTATCCATGTATTGGATCCCTTTGGATAGAAAGGGACTGTTCATCTATTAGAAGGAGCTCCGTAGAGTCATCCCCCACCCGTGCAGTCTCTCGGCATTTACACTACCCTAGTAGTGATTTAGCACGTAAATCTTTATAGAATGAACCCCGGACGACAGAGCCTCATAAAGAGGTTGTTGGACCCGTGGATTCAACCAAACGTTTTGGGCGGCCTAGTCTAATAGACCCAATAGGCAGTTTAATGACATACCCAGGTCAAAGAACGACTAATAAAGACGCGGTAACCGACTATGCGTAAAACGCAAGATCGGCATACGAGCCCTCTTCTTCCTAAAGCCACTAGGACAAAATATCCTAATACTAGGTACAGAGAGCCTTCTCACATCTATATATTCACCCTCCTCACCAAATAGTTTCATCGGCTTCATCCAAGGGACAATAGCCTCGTCAAATTTCTCGACTGGATACCCCGGGAGGGGATACTGAGTTGTCTTCGGACAGCGATCGGATAAGAAGATATTCTTAGCGATCAAGCCATCAACCGGACGAACAAAGAACCTCCAACCTCTAGGCGGAACTATCCCCATACCACCGGAGCTGATCGGTAAAAACCAGTTACGTTGGACGAGCTGATAGCCTCTCTTCCAGGAGAAAGACAAAGCAACAGTGCTCTCTTTAACCATCTGATCATTATGAAGCTTAAGATAACCATCCAGGATATCCCGTTCTCGACCCCTAAGAGAACCACGCATAAGGTGATTGACATTGGAGAAGACACCGAGATCTTCTGAATGGTGATCTTCAGCCCCCTGAACCTTATGGAGGCCAAAATAAAGACCAACGTTCAAATAGGGGATTTCCCTAGGCTCACAGGGGAACCTAAGGTCGTAATGAACAGCCATACTGTTTATATTGAGATAAGTACGATGGTGATAAGCCTTTCCCACAGACATCTTAAGGCCAACAGAGTTAGCTATCGACGAATGGAACTCAAACATTCCCGGGGGACCGGCATAAACCATATCATCGCCATTGACCAATACATGGGAAAGAATCTCCCCATCCCGCCAATCATGTTGCTGACTCTCCATAGAACGCAAATACGTCCCAAGGTTAGCTAAACACAAAATCGGGAAAGAGAGAATACTTCCCATAAGCTGGCCATTGCGCTGAAGACCACGACTCACCTCTTTATCATCAGGATAAAAAAGCTCATGAGGCCCTAAAACGGACAGGGCCGAGGAAACTACACGATCAGGCTGACCCTCAAGAATGTACTCCATAATCCTACGGGAGTACTCATAACTTAAACCATCCGTAGCGGCGGAATAGTCGATAGACAACCATTCCCAATCCACAGAGGCTCTTCGTCTCAGGTCAATAAGATCGGTGGGACAAAAAGGACGAGAGATTAGGCGGAAGCAAGATATCTCTGAAAGAGATTTCCACATAATCTTCTGAAGGCGGCGACAAGAGTAATAGGGAAGAGCATTGCCCTTCGATATGACCCGAACCTTAAAAGGCTCACGCACCGCCTGTATCATCGCCCGACAGGGTTTATGAAACTCCCACTCACCCAAACGGTCCTTAAGAGAATCCCAACAATCCCAACCAGTGGGCTGGCGCCGCTCAAGAACGACATGCCTTCGAAGCTCTGCAGGTCTTCTCTCATAGAGAAGACTTACGAACTCCATTGAAGACAGGTCAGTAGTCAGCGACTGACAATTGTAGAACTCAGAAGTACCAAGATGACGGCTAAATTGACGCGAAAAATGCCGGAAGCGTATCTTTGGGAAACAGACTTTCTGAGAAGAAATCTCATTTAAATCCGAATCCTTAAGATTCAAGCTCTCGACCAAATCCGGATCAGGCCCATAGGACAAGCAATCAACGCAATCTTCCCCCATACAAGGGGGTAGAGGCGGAGGCTCATCTTCATCTGGCATAAAGGACTTAGGGGGATCAGACCTCAAGCCGACAAGCTGCTGAAGCTCACCAAGCTGACCCTCACGACTGCGAGGGCGCTCAAAGCAAGCACTGGAAGAACCAGTAAGGCTCAAATCGACTATATTTTTCTCCATGAGGTCGCCGGCAAAATAACATTTGATATCGCGGGCGACCTCTTTCTTAACTCTATTTAGGACAGCTAAAAATGTTCTATTTTCAAAAATTTGCTTTATAACAGTAGGGTCGCCTGTATCAGAACGGCTCAGAGACCTAAAGTGATCATCATACGTAGCCTCGACGAAATCGTCAGAGGCAGGCAGACTACACCTTTTGGCCTGGAACCAAGAATACCATAGGTGGCTGTTCCTAGCATTAAAAGCAAAAATTCTATTCTTAACCCATTTCCGAGCAGATCCTTTGAACTTAAAAGGGAGGTCTGGTTGGGGTGGAAGGTCGTTCTTCTTTAGATATTTCGCGTTAGGGTAGGTCGTAAGGTATTTAGCCCTTACTAACCAAACCTTCTCGCTAGAAGAAGTATTAAGATAGGACTCGATCTGTTCAATAATCTCACGTCTAACAACAAGACGGCAGCCATGATGCTGCAAGATTATATCGAGTCCACGACATAGAGCAGTTGTTCGATCAAGGACACCGGGATCAAAACCCGGCCCCAGGTCCAATCCTGGGACTGACTCACCACGAGAAGCATGAACTAATGTTTCCATTATTATCGTCTTCGAGATGAAATCGTATAGTTTTTCCCCACCAATAGGTGAGCGGTTCAAC